AACTATCCCTGGCTGATTCAGGTCTCGACCAGAATGGGCAATGCCTACACAGCAGGACTTGCAGTAACGGCTAATGTTTTCTCTGAACCCGAATGGGGCTGGGAAGGCGGCGGCGGAAACCAGAACTGGCAAGGCGCAGCTGGGCATGATGGAGCACGCTGTCTTTGACCGCGACGGGAGACTGGTCCGCGAAGGCAAGTGCGACACGATGGAACGCGAGTTCAGAGAGTACAATCTCCACGGAGAAGCCGAAGGCAGCGAGGCGAAGTTCGTTGAAATCGCAAGAGAAGCCCGCGATGAGCGTTTGGTCGGTTTACAGAATGGTTCAGTGGCAAGAGCGGTCGGCGGATTGGCGGACGGCACAGGGTATCTCGTGGACGCGCGAGGCAATCCCATCAACAGGACGCCTCAGGCTCCCGTAACCCCTATGAAAAGAAAGGCGAGTGACTGGTAATGGCTTCTAAACATACTGGTGCAGCAGAACACATGAAACCCGGAGGCGCGGACGAATCGAGCGTCAAGCGCCAGAACGCTCCCCTTCGTGACCTTGTCGAGAACGGCCATGACCTGAATCACAGCTTCAAGAACCCGGCAGCCTCCATCGCTCTCGACGTAAAGGCCGCAGGCACCAACCACAGCTATCTTCATCCGCACAGCGGAGGACCTTTCCCATCGGGCGCAATGGAAAAGGCCAACGCCATCAAACCGATGGTGCAGATGGGCACGGGAAAGAAATAGTTTAAGCCTGCCGCGAGGGGGCTACGAAGAAAAGCATCAGGGAGTTGAGATGGCGGCACAACCAGACAGTGGCAACGTGGAAGGCGGAAACAAGAACATCTTCGGCGATACCGGGAGCGTCAGTTCCCGCTCGCGCGAGGACACCATCATCGACAAGACCAAGGCTCTGGCGTTTCCTTCGGACGGAATCCTGTCCCTGGAGAACTTCGAGCATTGCGGAGACAAGGCCGCAGGCTCGGAGCAGAGCGTCAACGACATGGTGAACCTCACAGGGAAAGTGCTTCAAGAAAGTTACAGGGTCGGTGCAATCAACCAGCGCGGGATGTCGAGCTACACCGACAAAGTTACCGACAGGTGAGCGAAGTCCGCGACACTATCGCGGAGCGTGGCAAGCGCGACCTCTTTTTCCTCGCCAAGCACATCCTCGGCTACTCGAAGATGGAAGAGGCCGTGCATGGGCCGGTGTGTGATTTCTTCGTCAAGAAGAACCCCAACCGTCCTTTTGGGCTTCAGTCTAGGAAGAAGAACCGCGCCCTCTTTGACCCGCGCGGCCATTTCAAGACCAGCATCTCCATAGCCGACACCATTCAATGGATTCTGTGCTTTCCGAACATAACGTATCTCAAGATGAGCGGAACGCAGACACTCACGAAGCGCGTGGTTCAGGAGATGAAGTGGCACTTCGAGCAGAACCAGGTGTTCCGTGAAGTTTACCCGGAGTTCTGCCCGAACGACGATGTGACCCGCTGGGGGCTGCAATCGGAGTTCACGGTTCCAAACAGGGCAGAAAACCGCAGGGAGCCGACCGTCTCGATTGCCACGGTCGATTCGGTCAAAGCCGGAAGCCACTACGACATCAGAGACGGAGATGATATCGTCAATGAAGAAAACTCAAAAACTAAGGAGCAGCTCCAGCAAACGGTCATCGACTGGAAGCACACGAGGCCCCTCGTCAACCCCGGAGGATACACTCAATACACTGGTACACGATATGATTGGAGTGACAACGGCGGAGAGATTATTGAGACTAACCCGCCTCTTGACCCTGCGAAAGTAGACTCGCTTGGCGGTTTTGGCTTTTGCTACGAAGGCTCCGACTGGAATATCTTTGCCCGTGGCTGCTGGAAGATGGACGAGCAAGGCAAGCACATCCTGCTCTTCCCCCAGCAATTCAGGACGGATGCGGAAGACGACCCGGAGCGGGAAAACCTCTCGGCCATCCAGCGCGAAGACCCGTATCTCTTTTCCTGCCAGTACCTGAACAACCCGGCTCCTACCGGAACGCAGAACTTCCCAAGAGAATTACTGCTTGAACGAACCATGCTCCGCGCGAACATCCCGCCGTCCGTCACGCTCTTCATGTGCTGGTATCTGGGCTTTAACCCGGAAGATTCAACCGACCCAGCCGTAGGGATTGTAGGAGGTTTCTCACCGGACGGCGCTCTCTACATCGTGGACTGCTATCGGGGCCTCTGGAGCACCGACCGGGTGATTGAAGGAATCTTCGCCGGACATAAAAAGTGGTATCTGCGGAAGATTGGACTCGATGACAAGAGTGGCCCTATCCTGCTGGGTCCGGGACTCGAATCGAAGATGCGTGAACATCGTGTCTACCTCCCGGTGGAATATCTGCCTATCAAACAGGCAGCCGACATGCGGCTCAAATCCGTGGAGGCCTTGGTCCCTCTTCTCACTTCCGGCAAGATGTTTTTCTCCGCTGATATGCCCTGTTACGACCAGATGCTGCTGGAGTTTACCCGCTTCGGGAAGTACAAGTATGCTGGGATTCCCTACGCCATCGCCATGCTGGCGGGCAGTTTCCGGGGAGCTTACGAGCGCATGATGAACCAGGTGAGTCAGGCTGACCCCATCGGAGAAGTCGTGGGTGCTGGCCATTTCGGAATGTTCGATGACCTGAACAGTTCGACTGAAGACTGTCAGGAACTCAGTGGAGGCTTGGTCGGCTAGTGGCGATACTCACCGCACCCTCGGAGATTTACCGCGACCTCGACCCGCAGGAGATACCTGTCTATCCGGGAACTCCCGATGATTTTGAAGCTGTAAAGCTGGTTCTCAAAGACCTGAACCTCGCGGAATACTATCTCTTAGCCAAAGGCATGACGGTCGAGTGGGACAAGGACGACCGCTTGTTCCTATTCCGTATGCCTCAAGTCTTCTGGGAAGGTTCTTCCGTTCCACGGTCTTCGCTAGGCATGCCGCTCATCATGGAGCATATCGAAAGCATCATGCCGCAGGTGATGAACGCGCTTTTCAATGATGACCCGCCGTTCGTTGCCGACCCCATGCCGAAGACTACGGCAGAAGCGGCAAGGGCCACGCAGCACGTTCTAAGTTATCAGTTGGACGAGATGGGGTTCCGGGAAGAGACGCGCATCGGCATTAAGGAAGGGCTTCTCTACGGAACGAGTTTCTGGAAACTGCGCTGGGACCAGCACACCGAAAAGAGAATGAAATGGAAGCGTGAAGGCCCGCCAAAAGTCCAGCACAGCGCGGCTGGGCCAGTCACTATCCCGACCGACAAGAGCAAGAAACTCAAATACTCGCCGGATGAAGAGAAAATCAACATGCCGTGCCTTGACCATATCCACGTCAGGCATCTGGTGGTTGACCCATCGCTCCGCAGGCCGGATACGCGCAAGGCCAGATACGTCATCCACAGGACGTACCCCACGCTCGTTGACCTCGAACTCCTTCGGGGGAAGCACGGCTACGACAAACTCCCGCCAAAGGAAGACCTGATAGAACTCTTCTTTCCTCCAAAGGAAATGCCGGAACGGAGTTTACTTGAAGGGCGCAGCACGACTTCTGTACTGAATACAGGCGTTTCCTCGCTCGACATCAACATGGAATTCAAGGCTATGCCGCGCTGGCAGATGCCATCGAATGACCCGAACCTGCAACCACTCGAATGTCTGGAGTACTGGACAAAGGAGAAATGCATTGTCGTCCTCAACAGAAAGCTGTGCATCAAAAACGACAAAAATCCGTTTGGGTTCCTGCCGTTTCTCAGTATCAATTACATTGACGTGCCCGATTCATTCTACGGCATCGGAGTGGCAAAGCTACTCGGTGGGGAACAGCGCCTTCAGCAGGGAGTCATCAACTCAAGGCTTGATGACCTTGCCTTGCGGCTGTCGGGCACGTTTATCCGCAAGCGCGGAAGTAATACCCCGACCCAGCAAGTAAGGCTCCGGCCCGGAGGCATCATCGACTCGGATGACGAAAAGGGCATCCAGATGATTCAGTACCCTCCGGCCATCACGGATGCCTTCGAGGAGGTGGCGCAAAGCGATGCGAGAGCACAGAGACGAACTGGCGCGAACGAAATGGTGACTCAGGGAACAATGCCGAGCGCGGGGCAGGTAGGAAGGACGGCCAGTGGTGTTCAAACGCTTTCTGCTGGTGTGGGCGCACGTCTCGGTTATTTTGTGGACTTTATTGCGAATATGTTCTTCATCCCGGCGCTCGAAGCCTTCCACATGATGAACTCGCTGTGGCTCGATGAGGAGCAAATCGACGAAATACTGACTCAGAAGCTAGGAGAAGAATACAAAGGCGACGCGCTGGACGTGAAAAATGCCAGACTAAAATTCAGGATGCTCGCCGGAGCGAAGATGCGAGCCAGACAGCAACTGGGCCAAAGTTTGCCGATGATGACGCAATTCCTGATGAGTCCGCCGATTCAGGATGCGCTTAGTGACCAGGGTTTGAAATTAGACCTTGTAGAGATGGCGCAGTTGTGGTTTGATGTCAACGAAACACCGGGCCGCCAGTCCATCATCGTTCCTCTCACCCAGGAAGACAAACAGCGCATTGCAGCTAAAAATGAAGCAGCACAGCAGGCTTCGCTTGAGGCACAGAAGCATCGAAACACCATGCAGCAAATTGAAGAAAAGGGAATTACTCAGGCTGGCACAAAAGTTATCGAGAATGTGGCTGCCCATGTCCATCCCGATGCCATGTTCCCTGATGCAGCGGCTGCTGCCCCTCCCGGAGATTCGGAATGAATCCTGAACTCCTCGACATCCTCGCGGGCCGCCATTGCTGCCACTGTGCCAGTGACACCTTTCCGCGCGACCTGGCCTCTATCCGCATGAACGCCTTTGCCATCGAAGGGTCTGTGACTTGGGAAGTATGGATGCACAAGCACTTCTGGAACGAAGTGGCGCTAGGCAATCTGGGCCTTAACTCCATGAAGCTATTCAAGGGGATGGTCAATTGAACGTCATCAAGGAACTCTCGCTCGACCTGACAGCAGAAGAGCGCGAAATCCTCTATGAGTTCACTAGAGCCAGGGAAGTAATGGAAGTACTGAACATGCCAGGCTGGCTGCATATCCAGGACTTGATGGACTCTAAAATCTCAACCATTGAGACCTACCACCTCGAAGCCAAGAACCTGACGGCAGAAGCCCTTTGGGCGCAGCACATCGCGGTACAGTACGTCCGGGACTTCGTGGGAGCCATCAAGGCGCAGCTTCTGACCACTGGCGACTTCCTCAAAGACCCCGAAGCCATCCGGGCGATGGTAAACCAGGCCCACAGACCGAACGAGCTTGACCTTGAAGGTGAACTGCCGAACCCCTTAAATCCAATACCAGGAGACGGAAATGGATAAACCGACTGACTTTGTAGAACGATTTGGAAACGACTTTGGCGCTCCAGGCGTAGATGTGGCAAACGTACCACAAAATCAAGACCCCAAGACCCTGCTTTTTGGCGCTCCCACGACGGAAGTGGAGCCTCAAGACGACACTTTCAAGTGGGACGGGGAAAAGAACGTCTTTTACGTGGACGTGGAGAACAATGGGAGAATCGAGCGGTTCACTGGTGAAACCAGGACGGAAGTTACCAAGAAGCTCATTGAAGGAAAGAAGGCCGCGAATCAAGCCCTTGCCGACCAGCGGCAATCGAACCGCCCACGCCAGCCGGACACCAAGCTCCCCTTTGACCCCATCCAGCGCCGCCAGCCGAGAGAGCTAACCCCCCAAGAGGTTATGGCTCTGAACGACCTGCCCCCCGACGCCGCGCAAGCCAAAGTCTTTGAAGCGCGGACAGGCTATACGATGGACGAAGTGGCAAGGTCGGTTTCGCTCGCTGAAGAGATGCGCCTGCAAGTGCATGCGGCGACGGTATCGGGGGAGTTCGTTTCCGCCCATAGCCAGGACTTCCATCCCAGCCAGGTGAACATGTCGCTGATTGACAGCTGGCTCAAGGACCGGAAACTCCCGGTAACGAGAAACAACCTCGAAATCGCCTTTTTGGAGTTGGGCGACAAGCTAAAGCCCGCTCCAGTGCCAGTCCAAGAGTTTACACCTCCGCCGCCACCTGTATCACCGCCGTCACGCCCGGCTCCGGGCGCTGTACCGGCTGGTGGAAACGGGTTGAGCAGGGAGCAAGTCGCAACCATCCAGTCAGGCTCGCTGGCCGATGCGCGTTCTGTAATCCAGGATGCGTTCAGGCAGGGCCGTGGTGGGCGCTAGGTAGTTCTGCGGGTACGCCCTTGGCCCTGAGCAAGCCAAGCACCGGCCTTTAAGGACGAGTTAGGACGCACTTCTGATACATACGCTTGAGGTGTGTTCAAATTCGAGGATAAATGGCATATACACCAGCATCCGTTCTAACGAGTACGGCTGGTTTGAGCCATCTGGCCGCCATCTATTACGACCGCGTGGCCGTGGAAAACCTCAAACCGAACTTGCCGTTCGTGGCTGTTACGTCGCGGAGAAAACTCCCCGACCGCAATGGCCGCACCATCCAGCTTTACGGTTACGACCTTCTGGCAGGCAACACCACTCCCGGAACGGAAGGCACCGTAGGGACGGGCATCAACCCTACCACCAGCATTCGCAACGTGACGGTCAACCAGTTCTTTGACTTCGCGTCGTTCTCGGACATCCTGGTCGAGACGGCGATTGACCCGATTGTTGAGAACACGGCGGCGGAAATGGGCTTCCGCGCTGCCACCACAGCCAACACCCTGGCCCGCCTGGAGTTTGAGGCGGAAGCATTGGCCGATGCCACCATCGTCATTTCCGGCATCGACAATGAGTTCATGTCAGCGGCGCTGGCACGGCAGATGGTCTTCTCTCTCCGTGGTCAGGACGTTCGGCCAATGGCTGACGGGATGTTCCCCGGCATCATCCACCCGTTTGTCGCGCACGACCTGATGAACGACAACACAGCTGGTGGCGTGATTGACGTGATGAAGTACCACAAGGAAGGCTCGGAAGAGCTGCAACGTGGGGTACAGGGCTACCGGGTTATCGACATTTCCGGCATCCGCTTCATCGAAACGACCACCACGTCAACCTTCGCCAGTTTCCCGTCCGGCAGCAAGACCGGCTTTGGAACCTACGTCATCGGGCAGGATGCGGTATTTAGCATCTCGCTCGGAGCGACGGAGATTCCCGAACAGCGCAACTTCCAGATGATTGTCAGGAATTGGGAGCCTTCGGCTGCCGACCCAGCGCGCGTCGTGGGAGCGAGCTGTGCCTACAATTTTAAATATGGGGCCCTTCGCGTACCGCAGGCTGCCGCTTTGCATCCCCGGTTCCGGCAACTCAAGACGGAGGCATCCATCTCATGAGCGCACAAGAGACACGCAAGTCCAATGGAAGCCAATCCTTCCAGCAATTCACGGACAAGGACGGCAAGGTTGTTTTTGAAGTCGGCCCGGATGGCGGGCTGACCCTGGCAGCGGAGCCTGTAGCGGTGGACAAGGACGGGAAGCCCGTTCCGGTCGTCCTGCCTGCCACTATCGGGGGTACGCTGCTTGTCATGGTGGATGGCGCGGCGCGGAGAATCCCGTTCTACAACGTGGCCGCTCCCATGCCCGCCATCATGACCCAGCCGTCGAATCAGGTGGCCGACCCAGGAAAAACAGCGACGTTTAGCGTGGTGGCCACGGGAGTCCCGGTGCCAACCTATCAATGGAAGAAGAACGGCAAAAACATTGCGGGAGCCACGGCGGCAACCTATACCACGCCTCCGCTGACGCTGGACGACGACAAGGCGGAGTTCCATGTGGTGGTGATTAATCCGGTAGGCAGCGTGGCCAGCAACCATGTGGTGTTGACGGTCAACCAGCCTGCTCCTGTAGTGGAATGAATCGGGATGGCGGTCAGTGACAGGATGGGCGCGGTTGTCCTCTACATTGCCCGCCATGCCGAAGTTCAGAAGGACAAAGAAGGCAAGATGCGGGGTTTGCTCAACGACCCGCTCGACGCCAAGGGAGAACGGCAAGCGGAAGAACTGGCAAAGCTGTTTGAAGGGAAGCCCCTGACGGCCATCTATGTGGATGACTTGAAGAGGACGCGGCAAACAGCGGAGCCGATAGCAGCCAGGAATGGATTGAAGATTCGCTTCGATACGGAACTGCGGAGTTGGGATGTCGGGTCGGAACTGGAAGGGAAAAGCATTGAGACGAAGAAGGATGAAATCAAGCGGCTCAAATCCCAGCCTGACCTTATCCCCGTGGGCGGGCAAAGCTGGGGCGAGTATATGCAGCAAGTCCGGCGTTTCTTTGCTCGTTACTGGGAGATGGGACTTGAATCCGGGCCGTTTCTGCTCGTTCTGCACGGTTCAGGAATCCAGATTATCTGGGATATTGTCGGTGAGATGGAACTCGGTCCGGCTTACGACCAGACTCCACTCGAACCTGCCGGAGTGGCAGCTATCTATCAGGCCAGAAGCGGGCCAAAAGTGAAAGTGCTGCGAGGCGGGAAGGCGCAGAAAGATGAGTAACATCGTCGTCGCCAACGAGTATACGAAAGTAGCCTGCTACGGCTGGACTCCGAAGCCCAAGAGGAAGCAGCTCGCCCGCAAGGAACTGGTGAAGAAAAACAGCAAGGCGACATGGGCGAAGGGCAGCGTGGGAGCCGAAGACCACTACGCGGGAGACTTGTTGGCAAGGATGTTCGAGGAGACGGACAAGGACATAGAGAGGCAGCGGTTCCCTGGACAGGAAGACTTCAAGAACGCAGAGAAGCGCATGGGCAAGATTATGCACTCCGGCGAATTCATAAGGAAAACTTTGAGCCTCAACCCGAACCTGATTTTCGAGGAGTCCAAGTTCTCAAAAGGGAATGGGGCCTTCTACTGGATGAAAGGCAAGCGGAAGGTCTATACCGCTGCGAATTTCAAGCTCGGCTGGATACCGGAATGGACGATAATGAAAACGGACACCGCCGACCTGCCGACGCGCGAGGGCTTGACCTACGGATGGAGGACGGCTCTCCAGAGGCTCATTCAGCAGCGGGCAGTTAGCAAGAGGGAGGCAGACAAGATTTTCGGGCCTGATGTTCCGGGCGACCTGCGCGGCAAGAACTGGGCCATAGCAACACAGCAATTCAATTAAAGGAGAAATAAATGCCAGCAATCACGGCAAACACAGTAACAAACAGCCAAGCATCGTGTCCTGGTGGTTGGCTGGAAATCCTGACCACGGCGGCTATGACGGTTACGGCGAACGCAGAAACTGCGTTTACCATCACTCTTCCGGCAGGGACGCCGCTGCTTTCCACTCTTCCGATTTTTGC